TATGAACTCAACTATTGGAAGTTGCGTTACTCCATGGCACATCGTGGTGATAAAGGCACTGATGATAATGTCAAGACGGAACTTCTGGTCACTAACTATCCCCTTACTCCTAAAACACCACTGGAGGAGCAATGGAACTGAAAGATTGGTTGAACTCTATTAACTTCAATAAGGAAGATCTAAGTGAGGACATTAGCTCTTACCCTCCATATATCATTAATCGTTGTCTGTCTGGGCACCTTGATTGTGTCATGTTTGCTAATGAAATGAATAGGTATAGTTTTCTTGATAAAGATATGCAATATTCATTTTATCTAAATACTTTGAGGAAAAGAAAGAGATTCTCTCCTTGGCTCCGAAAGGATAAAGTCCAAGATTTAGAATGTGTCAAACAATACTATGGCTATAGTAATGAGAAGGCATCCCAAGCTCTGAAAATTCTTACACAAGAACAACTTATTTTTATTAAACAACGACTTGACACTGGAGGAATGAAATGAGTGCTACGGTTGAACCAACGGTACAGTGGTCACAAGATCAAATGGTGCAGGTGCTTCTAAGTGAACCTGATGATTTCTTGAAAGTAAGAGAGACACTGACACGCATCGGAGTTGCATCACGCAAGGAAAAGAAACTCTATCAGTCTTGCCATATCTTGCATAAGCAAGGACTCTATTATATCGTTCATTTCAAAGAGCTCTTTGCATTAGATGGAAAACATGCTAACCTTACTGTTAACGATGTCCAGAGACGCAATCGTATTGCACGTCTTCTCGCTGACTGGGGATTAATCTCCATCGTAAAAGAAGAATCAGTTCTCGACATCGCTCCACTGAATCAAATTAAAGTTCTGGCTTATAAGGATAAGTCGGACTGGATTCTGGAGCAAAAATATAATATTGGAAAGAAAGGTAAGCAACAAGAAGGTGAATGAAAACTATTGAACGTCATCGTTATAAAGACAAACAGATATTTCAAACCAGAACATTAACCTATAATCCATATCCCATGACTGAGATTGAATCGGTCATGGGATCTATTGCTAGTAACCTAAAACCAGAAATGGTTACTAAAAAATATCGTGAGGAAAATGCAACCAATCCTATGTTTGGTCACTGCTATCATTCCTCACAAGCTCTGTTCTACTTGATGGACACTGATGTCCTTGAGCAGAGAACTGCAATTGATTATCACGATTGCTCACACTGGTGGCTTGTTGACACTACCACCGATAAGGTGTATGATATCACCGCTGACCAATACTACCATGTTGGTCAGACTCCTCCATACGTTGACGGAAAGAAAAAACCGTGGTATGGTTGGAAACAAAGACCACACCAGAGGACATTAGATCTGATGGTTCTGGTTCTTGGAGACAGATTGGTTCTTGACAAAACTACCAACCTGTCTATATAATACGTATATCGGATTCGTCCGGGTCAACCTAACTCCATAACGGTTGATTTTGTACAACACAACTTACCAAAACCAAAGGAAGGTAAACTATGGTGAAAACACTACTAAATCTTTGCGACCTTTTTTCAAATAAGGTTGCTGACATCGTTCAAGAACTTTTGTCACACCTGCCGGTCTTAGATAAAGCACCGACAGATGGACTTCCAAAACTTGAAGATGTCATCGAAGCACACTCCAGAGGGGAGTATGAAGGCGTTGATAGCGTTCATGTCTCTGCCAGAATTGGAGATATCATGACCGATCCCGAATACAATCGTGGAGATAATCTGCGATACGGTAATCAGGAGAGAGATCTGAATGGGATGGGAGGATTCTCCTATCAAGCAGCAGGAACTTTAGTTGGATTTTTACGTCCAGACGGTTGTCGATATGTTCTTGTTATCACTCAGGGTAACAACCGCGTTTCTATGCTTTATGCTGTTACGCGAAGCAAATCTGCACGGATTCCGGTTCTTGTCATCTTCCACAAACCAGGAATTTCTCAGGAAGAAATGGTTCGTGTGGAGTCTGAAAATCACAACGCAGACTGCAACTTCCGTTCTACTCAAAGCACGGATGAAAAGTTCAAGTCCGCATTCTTCTCTGAGCAGAAGTGGGCAAAACTCATTTACAATTTCCTTAAACCTTTTGGCATCGGAATTGCAGGAACACTTGAAGATGCAAAGTTTAACTGCACCTCACACAGTTATGTTGATAAGGCACGAAAAGAAGCTGGAGACGAGTTCGTAAAACGCTTCCTTGAAACTCATGTAGATGTGTTCTCTGCGGACAACTGTGAAAAAGAAATTTTTGGAAACTTTGTTAGAGGTGGAGCATCTTTTCTTTCTACTTTCTCTGCACACATCTCTGAAGTGGATGAAAAGAATGGAGGAATTGACTCCTTCGGTGATATGATGCGCCACTATTTCGCAAATAGAGAAAAGGACGCAATTGCTACACGCAAATTGCTTGAACTTGCTAACGCTTCAAAGGCAGCAATCGCATCGGTTCCTGTTAAGAAGTGTCTTACACAGGCTGACATTACTCAAGGTAATCGAGTAATCAAAGGATATACTTTGTTTGTTTGTCGAATGGTCAGCATTTACAACGAGTATTGCAAGGATCAAGGACTTAAGTTCAATCAAACTTATGCAACTGCCATCCCAATTGTAGAGGGAAAAACCTTTGCAAACTTCATCAAGAAAGAAGATCCTATTCTTCGTCCTTCTTTTATTGATGTTGCAAGTAATCCAGTTGTTCATAAGGATTGATAAATAATCTCGCGATCTTTCGTGCGGTCGCTTCAAAAGTCGGAACTTACAAGCACCCTTGACAGGGTGCTTTTTTATTGATATAGTGTCAGTCTTCGGGTCAATCAGTATTCAGGAAGAAAAACTCTTGTTAGTTTTCATCGCTTAATACTTACCGAAGAAATCTTATTAGTATTCAAAAGGCAATACCTTTATTGGTATTCATTCCCTAATACTTGAAAAAACTATGAACAAATTTATTACTTGCGACATCGGTAAAAAAGAAACCTACGTCTTTGTCCCAGAGACAAAACATCACTACGTTATTTCTAATGAAGACTTTATTCAGTTAAATGTTCCAGAACTGAATGGTCATGATATTGTGATCGAAGATGCTCACATCAGAGCACAAGAAGAAAATAGTCTCGCTCAGAGTTGGACAATTGATCAACTGAAGCAATTGAGATCTGTTGCTGATTCAGTGAGAATTGAGATTTTTTGTTTTCCTCAAAAAGTTACACCCAAAGCAAGAAAGATTGCTTCAATTGGATTGAGAGAAGATTTGCTCCCCAAAAGTGATCCAAATGATATTGAGTCTATTGCTTTTTATCTTCAAGAGTTTCCAGAAGCATATGATGCTTTGAAAGTTTTTGATCCTGTTGAATATAAAACTTTTGAGAAAAATGTATCTCACATTTATGCTGATAGAGATGCTCTAACAGAAGATTCAAACGAAGCAAGAAATCAAAAATACGGAATAAAAACAGATTACGAAGATCATGTAACTCGATGGATTAAAAAGTACATTACCAAACTTGCTTTCAATCTTGACGATCAAACCGCCGAGTGGGCTGGTATTGAAACAAATTCAAAAGGTAATGCATTAAAACCTGGATTGATTAACTACACAAGTGACAAACTTAAATTTATCTATGGGGTTATTAATACAATTATTGTTCCTTCCACAGGTGAACTTAGAGTAAGATCTGACATTAATAAAGTCCCTTACTGGAAGTATGCAAAGAAAGTTTATTTTGGTTTGACTCCATATCATATGCACGCTGGTGTTACTGCATCAAACTACAAGTATCATAAGCGTAAAGCAGGTTCTTCTTGCAAAAAGAGTATGAGCCTAGAATCTAAGAATGCGATCAAAAATCTTGAAGATGTTCGTGAGATCCGTGAATCTATGAAAGATTCTGATAGACACCTTCGTGATCTTTGGAGAACTGCTCGTAAGATGATTGTTGAGGATGGTCTCCGTTAGTATTCAAAAACCAATACTCTAGTCAGTATTCAGGGGTTAATACTCAACCATCTTCAAATTTTTTAGTTGGTATTCAATATGAAAAACTCTTGTTAGTTTTCAGCTCATAATACCCGTAATAATAAGAGAGGAGGGTTTTCAACACCCTCTTTTTTATGTCCTGTGCTATAAATATATCGGATGCCTTCGGGGTCCACACAATCAAATCTCGCTTTAAAAGGAGAAGTACAAATGGGAAACCTACAAAAATTTCATGCTGCTGATTTACCAAAGTTGCTTGATAAGATAAATAGGAACAGTATTGGTATGGATGATTACCTTAGCAGGGTGTTTGACCTTCACGAAACAACTGCTAGTTATCCTCCCTACAATCTCGTTCAAGTCTCAAACGTAGAATCTAGACTTGAACTAGCACTTGCTGGATTTAAGAAGAAACAAGTAAATGTCTACACACAAGACGGAAAACTTTTTGTCGAAGGACAAAGAGAAGATGGAGAAACCGGAACAGAATACATCCATAGAGGAGTGGCTCAAAGATCTTTCACTAGATCATGGACCCTCAGTGACGAGACGGAAGTTAGATCAGTTAGCTTTGAG